AAAGAAACAATCGAAACAAAAGAAGATGACTAATTTGATGACCTTAACGAAGACGCCTAGGTATCAGACGGTTTAATACTACCAGGGTTCGCCCGGAGTTAAAGAATAATGAGAACCATTGGCCATATTCATTGCTTCAATGGTTCTCTCATGATTTGAAGCACTACTATTTACAGAAACAACTGCTCTATTATTTGTAACGTTTTGTGTTGAGTTATCATCAGCAGTCGTAACTACTGTACTATTACCACCAGATAAATTACCACCCATTCTCATATCAGCATTTTCTTCCATAGTTTCACCTAATGCACCCCTTAACATTCTAATATTTTTAGACGCTTGAACATAACCATCACCGTTATTTGCTAGACCCATTATATCTTGACCATCACCAAATATTGCACCTTCTAATTTAGGTACGTTAGTCATTAATTTATTTACAAAGTATTCAAACTCATCACCGCCTTTCATATAATCATTTTGTAAAAATTCAGTTAATGCATTTGATGTTTCTAAAAATCTATCTAAGTCAACACTATTTAATTCTTCTACAGGTCTAATTAATTCAACTAATTGATCTATAATTGTTTGTTGCTCAGCGCCATCATCATCTTTACCTGTTAACCAGTTCCATGCACCTTTCAATGTATCTGTTACAAAGTTTGCAACTTTACCAAGACCTTCAGCACCTAACAATGCTACAATTGCAGGTCCTAATGCTAATAAAGCAGTAGAAACATTTAGTAAGTTTGAACCATCAAAACTATCTAGTGATTTAAGACCATCAGACATATTAATAATTAATTCTTTTGTATTTGAACCATCAAGTCCTATTACATTACCTATTGCGGCAAGTCCTTCAAATGCTAAGAAGAAACCTGCAATACCAGCACCTATAGCAACCATACCTACAGCGGCAGAAGCACCTCCAGCAGGACCAAATACAGCACCTGCAACAAGTAATCCACCTAATGCTATGAGAGCAGTTTTATCTAATGAACTAATCGCTTCGCCAAAGTTTGCAACAAGTGTTTTAACATTCGAACCATCACCTGCAACTGAAGCAACAAAATCAGCACCGGCAAGTGCAATCATAAATCCTGCAATACCAGCACCTATAGCAGTCATACCTGCGGCAACATTTGCTGCCCCACCTGCTTTTCCTAACATACCTATTACACCACCTGCACCTAATAAACCACCTAGTGCAATCAAGGCAGTTTCATCTAGACTACCAATTGCTTCACCAAAGTTTTTAACAGCAGTTCCTATACCTGTAAAGTCTGTTCCTAAGAATCCTAATGCAGCGTCACCAAGTGCAAGACCTACAAAGAAACCACCTATCCCAGCACCTATAGCGGCCATACCAAAGGCAACCTCTGTTGCTTTTGCTTTACTATTATAACTTGTTAAGAATGCTAATCCAAAAATAGCACCAAGGGCAGTCATTGTTGCTGTGTCCATATCACCTACAATATCACTAAATCCAGCAACAATAGTTTTTGTAGCAGTTAAATCAAGATCAGCAATTTTTCCCACTTGACCCAACAGAAATTCACCTGCTAATAACCCTGCGAAGAAACCAGTTATTCCAAGTCCCATGGCAGCGACACCAATTGCGGTGTCATATGCTTTCTGTTTACCAGTGATTGCTGTGGCAGCACCAGCAGCAAGTAATGCACCTATAACTACTCTGGATTCTGTTGACATATCTTGTATGATACTGTCAAAACCTGCAACAACTTTTTTCGTTGCAGTAAAGTCCATATCACCACCAATAGCACCTATACCACCTAATATTGTATCACCTATTAATAAACCACCAAGAAATCCTGTAATTGCAAGACCCATTGCAGCGACACCTTTTGCCATGTCAAGAGGTTTACCACCGCCTTTTGCGGCAACAGCACTTCCAGCAATTAAACCACCAATAGCAATCATTGCTTCAGGTGTTAACTCTGATATGATACCACTAAAACCTTTTGCGGCGTCTTTAGTTGCTTTCATGTCAAAATCAAAACCAGCGCCTTGTGCTAATTCTAATCCTTTATTACCTAAAACTAAACCGCCAAAGAAAGCAGATATGGCAAGACCCATAGAGGCAATACCTTTAGCACTTGCCATTGCTGCTGCTCCAAGAGCACCTACTTTACTTAATAAACCACCACCTTTTTTATCTTTACCCTCAACACCTGTAGTAGCAGAACTTTGAGCTCCTTCTGCTTTTGCTTTTTCAAGTGCGTCTTGACGTTCTTTTTCGTCTAATCTTGATTGTTCAGTATTAAATTGTTCTACTAAATTTGAATTAATAGAAACTAATACATCATAAATGCTTGATAGTGAATTTACATTTTCCTCTTGACCTTCAGGTAAAGGTCCTATAAACTCTTTATCTGCTTTCATATCAGCAGAAAATACGTTAGATAATCCTTGTAAATTAGTTACAATATCATTTAATGGTGCGATAAGTTTACTTTGTTGCAACGATAAAGACTGACCAAATGATCTATTCTGTGATTTTATCACATCAGAAAATGCTGTAGATAACGCTTGCGTTTGCTCTGTAAACGCCTGTCTATTATCGCCTTTATTTTCTTCTAGTTTATTGATTACATCTTTAAAAGTTGCCATAGTCTATTTCTTTTTTAATGCCTGTGAACCAAAGAACGCTGCAACAATACCTGCAACAGCAACAAAGTAAGTAGGTGCCATATCGCCAAGTATTTCACTTGCAGTTTGCAAACCTGCAACAGTAGCAATAACAATTGCAATAGGATATAGTAATAAACCTGCAAGAGCAAACCATGTCATCTTACGTTGTGCGTCACGCATTGCATCCTCGTCCTCTAGTCTTTTACGTTTAAATTCCATATCTAATTCCATCTCTGCTTTTGAAATGTGTCCATCACCGTTTAAGTCTTTCTTAGCGACTTCTGGATCTACTGTTACTGTTTTAGTCTCTGCCTCGGCCATCTTATCCCTTTCGTTTAGATTGTGCTTCTTTCATCTTCCTGTTTTCTTCTTTAATATGTTCGTTTAACATAGTTAAATAAATTTCTCTTTCGTAAGGTAACATGTTTTCAATCTCTGTCAAAGACCAATGATGTTGTTGTATCATTTGGAAATTAAGTGCATAGTATGCCTCGAGGTCAATATGAGCGAGGCCGACTAAAAAAAACTTTGCATTCCTTGTAGAGTTACCGTGCCTTTCTTTTTTGTTTTAGGGTTAGTCACTTTTATTACATGTTTTAATCTTGGCATTGAAGTAAAGAATTTTTGCATTTCAGCAAACTGTCCTTGCGTTAAGTTTTCTAAAAACTCATTCATATCTTTTTCTTCAATGTCTGTTCTTTCGTGTGTTTCAACACCATCAATAATTTGATGAATACATCTACCTGTTAAATTTACTATTTCATCAGCACTCATTGATGCTAAATTTGCACCTTGAAAAGTTTTAACTGTAGGATAACTCATAACAACACTTACTGTATCTGTTAACTTAATAACATTATTGTGGTCTTCATCAACCTCTACTTCAACCTTAGATAAGTCAACTGTATGTTTTACTTTTGTTTCATTATCATCAGGACAAGTAATCATAAGATCAACCTTTTCTCCTACTGATTTAGAACGTATCTTTAAGAAAATATATTCTATATCAAATGATGGTAAAGTATCTGCTTTCAATTTATCAAAAGTACAATTCTTTATCACCTGTACGAGTGCGTTTGCCATTTCTTCTGGTTTTTCACTCTGTTGTGCTTGTAGTAAGACTTTTTCTTCTTTAACGAGAAAAGGTCTAAACTTTATTTTTTCGTCCGTGCTAGGGACATTCAACTCAAATGTTTGTGTATTTAATTTAGGCAATGCCATAATATTATCTCCTTATAATTTAAAATGTAAGAGGCGGAAACACCTTTCCACCAAATACTTTCCCAATAGGAATAGAACGTTTAATTGTTCCACCAACTTGACGTGCTACCCTTCTTAATTCAGGTGGTAAACTGTTTAAGAATCCACCACCTGGTTTTACTGTTCCTGATGATAGTCCGCCCACTTTGCCGACACTATCAACATCTAGGTTGAAATTCAACCAATCTCTATATGCAAATGTAACATTTATTTTAACATAATCATTTTGTCCACCACTACTATATGCTACTTCACTTATTGCAGTAGGATATGCTTCACGAAGTCTAACACCATATGTAGCGTCATCTCTATCGTTTTTCGTTTCGAATTGTCCTAACTGAAATATATCTATGTCTCCTATATACTCTTTGTAGAAATTAAATAAACCGTTTTGATTATTATATATCGAAGATTGCCATAACTCAAAAAAATTACGAAGACGTAAAAATTTATCACCTATAAAAGTAGCAGTAATATCTGAATACTGTACGTTAGTTGGATATTTGTATGGGGCACCTGCAATACGATAAGGACTATTATTAATTTGTCTACCTGGCATAGTAATCTCTGTACACATCAATGAAGCGTCAGGACTCATTTGTCTATCAGCATCCATATATTGACCTGTATCAAAACCTTGTTCATCATCTACAGGATCAACTGCTTGTAGTATTACATTCTCTCTTGCGTTACCACTAGTTGCTTGTAATAGTTCTTCTAATACTTTACCTTTAGGTAAACCTATGTTGATTAAAAATCTAGTGTTACGAGCAACACCCTCACTCTTTGCAATCGCTGATCTAAAACGATTGATTGTTGTTTCAGGATTTGACCTTTGTTTTAATCTAGGATCGCCAGGTATGTTATCATACTCACGACCTCTAGGTAACCCGATACGAATATCGAAAGGTCCTACTCTTTTACCGCCTCTAAATATTGCCATGTTTCTTTCTATTCTTTAAATGTGCTGCTTCAACATCATCTTTACTTTGACCATAATATTCTACAGCGTGTCCTGCTTTACATAAAGCACTATTGACTGATTTGCCATCAATAAAAATATCACCTAGTATTCTACCAAACTTACCAGTCTCATCACCTTTGTAAGTCTTTATAACAATCTTTTTACCTTTTGTCAAGGCTTCTTTTAAAAACTTTTTAGACAGCATGCCGTATTTCTTTTCTATCTTGTCACTTGTTCTACTCTCTGGTGTATCAATGCCAAATAGTCTTACTCTACTCTTATACATGATGTCAAATCCTAAATCTAACATTACGTCTATTGTATCACCATCAACAACCTTTATAACTTTGTTGACACGATAACTAAAATCTGTTGGGTCACCTAATTTTGCTTTTGACATTAAAATCTCCTTCTACTGTCACGCCATACTTGCGATTGACTTGACTTCTTCCATTGTGCAACTGGCATGAATATTGCCGGTGCATAATCATCTTCTTCTAAATCTAAAAAACCAGAAACAAATTGTGAACGTAAATAATGTTTGATTGTAGGTTTAATATATTTTACATTTTTTAACTTACTATAATCACCTTTGAAGTTTCTTTTATCTAGTGCTTCAAGTAATGACATTCTAGCAGGTATGGGTAAGTAATGAAAATTAATACCTAAGAAACCACCTTTAGCAGTATCTATGGGCATAACAAGAGGAAATGTATCATAGTAAGGTAACGTTGCTTTCAATTTAGGATCATAACGAAAAAAATGTAAACGATTAAATCTAGGTGCTTGTCTTAGTTTACCACTTCTTAATAGTCTACCTGCTGATATTCTGTTTGATAGTTCACCTATCTTTTTCTTATACCAGTTCAATGATAGGTTTCTATCACCTGCTTGTTGTTTTATTGTATCAAATACTGACGCCATGCTACTATTTATCTAAATAATTAGAATGAAAAAGATAAAACGCATGAGTA